AGAGTTGATAAAATGACTCAAAATGAAATTAGAAAATTATATGCTTTATTGATAAGTAAGATTAAAAAGCATTTATTAATATTTGACAAAACTAAAGACACAAAATTAAAGGGTATGGATAAACTTGTTAGAAAGATAGAGAATGAGATTAACAAATCTTATGACAAGATGAATCCATCACTTTTCAAAAGATTCAAACAAATAGCAAGCAGAAAATATCTAAGAACATTGTATAATTCCGAAAAAAAAGGTAAAATAAACATAAGTAAAAATTTGATTAATAAAGTAGACGAAATTGTCAATAAAATTATCAATAGAAAAGTTGCAGGAAAAACACTTATACAAAGATTGACAAGAAATAGAAATAATATCTTAATTGAAGCTAAAAGAATAGTTAAGCAGAGTGTTAAAAAAGGAGAATCTATTGATAAGATTGCAAAGAAGCTTAGAGATAGGCTTAATGTTGATAAAAATAGAAGTTTATTAATAGCAAGAACCGAAGCACATCGTATACAAGAAGAGGCAACAAATAAAGGATATCAAGGAGCAAGAATAGCAGGAATAAATTTTCGTGTTAGATGGGTTTCGACATTGGATATGAGAACCAGAGATACACACCAGAAACTTGACGGGAAGTATGCAGATGAAGAAGGATATTTTTATAGTTCTGGAGAAAATACGAAATATCCTGGGGGATTTGGTATAGCTAAGGAAGATATCAGGTGTAGATGTACTACAATACAAGTGTTTGAAGAAATACAAGGTACAGATACAAGATATGAACAGACAACAGGAGAATATATTAATTATAAGACATATGAGGAATGGAGAAATAAATAATGGATATTAGAGATTTAACAGTTGATGAAAGAATTGAGCAGATACAAAAAGGCATGACAAATATAAAGCCTAACGAGGAACAAATAAATAGGATAGAAATTATAAGAACGCTTTATAAATCTTTAGTTAGAGCACTTTTAGAAAATAGTAAGCAATCCAGAGAACAAAGTCTTGCAATAACAAAATTAGAAGAGTCATTAATGTTTGCAACAAAAAATATTGTTTTAGAAGAATAAATAATATAAGGATGTGGGCTTAGAGGTAGCTATCATCTAAGGAGTGAGACAACAGGTCTTGTATGTATAGCAAGATGGCAAAATGCCGGAACACACATAAATTTTATGGGAGCGTCCCAGTCTCTTTGGTGTAACAACACACTTATATTATTATAAATAAAGTATGGTTCAATTATTACGGTTAGCTACCGTATGAATGTATTATATATACTAGTATGTAAGGTTGTGGATATCTCACAACACCATAGTCACGGCGAAAGCTCGGAAGTTCAAGGGTTCGACTCCCTTGAGTGGCTTTCCGCATTGAGCCAATATTTGAACGTATTTTCAATGAGGCAATATATGCAATTCAATAGGATTAAATCGTATGTTAATCCGAGTTGGTATAGTGTGTATTTTAACAAGTAGAATGTGGTGTAAAAAGCCAAGGTGATGGTGCAAATCCATCCATGCTATTATAAAAGAGTCGGTTACTCACTTAACCGTCGATATCCTGGATAGTATACCAGGCTAAAAAACTAAATCGGAATAGAAGGAGAAATAAAAATGGAATGGTTAAAACATATTTTAGGAGAAGATTTGTATAATCAAGTTAAGCCTAAGCTTGAAGAAGCAAAGGTAAAAATAGCAGATATATCAAAGGGAGATTATTTACCAAGGGATAAGTTCAATGAAAAAAATGAAGAAAACAAACTTTTGAAAGAGCAAATTGAAGAATATAAAAAAAATAGTAAAGATATCAATAAATTAGTTGAAAGCAATCAAGAGTTGAAGAGTCAAATTGATACATTGAACAATGATTTTACAGGTAAATTGAAGGCTAAGGATAAGCAAATTACAGATATATCAAAGAAAAGTGCATTATCAAAATTATTGACAGATAATAAAGCTGTTTATCCTGACTTATTACTTAATACTATTAATCTTGATGAAATAGAATTAGAAGGAGATAGTATTAAAAATTTTGATATTGAAGCAAAGAAGAAACAATACCCTAATATGTTTGAAACTGTCCAAACACAGGGGAATGTTGAACCAGGTAACAACAATCCTTTGACAAGCAATACAAGTAATTTAAGCAAGAAACAGCAATTAATAGAAAGTTACAACAAAGCAGCAGAACAAAAAGACGTTATAAGAATGCAATCAATAAGAATGCAAATTAATCAATTAGAATAGAGGTGTAATTCATGGCTAATCATAACGCTTACGCGCAAAGAGAAGATCTGAATTATCTAGGTGAATTATATTTAATCGGAGCTAATCAAACACCATTGTTAAATATGATGGGTGGTTTAGCAGGTGGTGGAGGTAAGACATGCAAGGGTTTTACATTCTCAGTTGCACAACCTTGGGCATTAGATGCAGCAAATCAGGACACAGTATCAGAGGATACAGCAGCAGCAGGTCCAACAGTAAGAACTTACACAAGAGGACAGGACACAAATACGATACAGATTATGCATGAAGCATATGGCTCAAGTTATGCAAAACAATCAACAACAGGAGAAATCGGAGCAATAACAAATGTAGCAGGGCCAACTGATGGAGGAAACCCAGTTACAGATGAAAAAGCATTTCAAAGAACTGGAGCCTTAAGACAATTAGCAGTTAATATAGAATTTTCATTTTTTCAAGGCAGTGAAACAGCTGTAACCGATTCAAGCACAAATACAAAAACACAAGGCTTTGCAAATGCAATTGCTACAAATACAGTCGCAACAGGAGGCGCTGCACTTTCTAAAGCATTAATTAATAATATATTAAGAACAATGGTCGGAAATGGTGCACAATTTATTAACCCTGTTATTTTCTGCAACGCTTTTCAAAAACAGCAATTAAGTGATATATATGGATATGCTCCAGAAGACAGAAATGTTGGTGGTGTAAATATAAAACAAATAGAAACAGATTTTGCAATGATAGGTGTGGTTTTTGCTCCACAAATGCTTACAGACGATTTATATATTATAGATATGGCCGTTGTTGCTCCTATGTATTGTCCATACAAAGGGATGCTTATGGTTGATGAACCTTTAGCAAAAACAGGGGCTAAAGATGAAAATCAATTATATCTACAAATCGGATTAGATTTTGGACCTGAAGAATACCATGGTTCACTTACTGGTCTTTCGACAAGTTGACAGAAAAGAAGGTGAGAAGATGATTTTTTATACAACAAAAAGAAGGTACAGGAATATAAAATTAACAAATAAAGATGGTAAAGATATTTGCAAATTTGAACCAGTTTCTAAAACCAGTGGAGAATTTGAAACAAAGGATGCAAAGTTAATTAAACTTTTGAAAGATAAAGAAAAATATCCTTTTATTAGTTGGGTTGAAGAAAAAGAAACAAAAAAAGAAACTGATGAAAAAATAAATTAAGGTTATGGAACGAATGACAGGCTTGAACCTGTCTACATAACAAATAAGCTATACATTTGTTATGTATAGCTTATATTATTGGAGGTAAAAATATGGTAGAGTTAACAAAAGTAAGAAATCAAGATATGAGAAAACAGTTAGAGGAAGCATTTGAAAAATATGCTGAACAGAACGGGCCAATTACAGGTAATACATATTTTGTTGATGATTCCGGAAGTAGTGTAGGTTCTGGAACAATGGATAGCCCTATTGATACTATTGACAATGCAAATAATTTAACAACAGCAAATAATGGGGATAAAATATTTGTATGCCCAAATCATGCAGAAGATTTGGCAAGTGCGACAGCTTGTGTATTAGACACAAATGGGGTTGAAGTAATAGGACTTGGAAAAGGCGAAAACAGACCAAAATTAACGGTTAAAACAGCAGCAGATGCAGGAGTTGACATCAGTGGAAATGGTGTAATATTCAAGAATTTTATAATTATTGTAAATAAAGATGGAGCAACACAGCCTGTATTAATTTCTGGAAGTGGATGTAAACTCGATATTGAAATAAGAGATACATCAAATACGGTTGAGGCTAATATTGGAGTATTGACAGAAGCTACAGCGGATTATCTTGATTTGAATTTAAGATATGTTGGATTTACAGATGGCTCTGGAAATGATTCAGTAATTAGATTAGTTGGATCTGATTATGCTACTATTAATGTAGATTATTTTGGGCAGGCAACAACAGCACTTGTGGAAATGCACACAACATCTTGTAAAAATGTAAAGATATTTGCAAGAGTATATAATCAAGGAATGACAAATTATGCAAAACATGTTATAGATACAGCAGGTTCAAGCACGTGGACATTTTATGGTCAAGATGGTGAAACTGGTGCAAATTGTTCAGGTTCGCAAGATAGTGCAATTGCAGCAGCAGACACAAGCGGAATAGCTACAATTGACGCATTTCATGATATACCAACTCAAGATAGTGCTGACAATTCTCAGATGAGAGATGTAATAGGTAATAAAACAGATACAGTTGGTGGGGATAGCATTTATGCTTTAGCATTGCAAATATTAGCAAATGAAGGGTCTCCAGCCGGAACAGATATGAGCACAGATATAGCAGCAATCAAAACTGTGGTTGATGCAATTTCTGGATATGTTGACACAGAAGTTGCTGCAATATTAAATGCTGTAAATACAGAAGTGGCTGACATATTGACAGATACCGGAACAACTATTCCAGCTACATTAGATGTGCCAACTGCTGACACAGCCGATAACAGCCTGATGAGTGATGTAGTTGGAAATAAAAATGATACAGTTGGCGGAACTAGTGCAATAGCATTATTAAAACAAGTATTAGCTGCATTAGTTGTAATTGATGCTTTCCACGATGTTCCAGCACAAAATTCTAGCGATAACGCAGTCGTAAGTGATGTCCTTGGAAATAAAACAGATACAACAGCAGGTGACAGTTTATATGCATTGGCATTACAGATTATAGAAGACACTGACGTAATAGGAACAATAGTAAACGCAGGTGGAACAGCAACATTAGGAGCGCTATTGGGAGATTTTGCTAATAGTAGTCTTGTAACAAGACTTGGTAATTTACAGACAGAAGCAAATAAAATCGAAACACCTTCTGATGCGTGTAAAAGACAAGCTGGTAAAACTCAAATCTTTACAAAAAACATTACATCGGCAGCAAATGCAGGAGTAACAACAGTTGGAACAATCACAACACAATCATGTATGATAAATAGAATTGTTTTAAAAGCAAATGGAGTTACAACAGCAGACCTAACAAGCGCAGCAATTGAAGGAGGAGCAAGCCAGGTAGTTGAATTTATTTCAGCAGCTACAGCGGTAACGGCTTCGATTAATGCAGATGATGAACAAGTTTCATTCTCAGGTGCTTCTGCGTTAGATGCTACAAAAACAATTACAATTGACTTACAAGGTACTGGTGCAACAGCGGTCGATTTAGATGTCATAATTGAATATTGTGCGTGTGAAGATGGCGGATATATAGCCTAAGGAGTGATTGAATGAGTATTACAAGATTAACAGAATTACATGAAAATGCTTATCAAAGAATATATGATTCATTCACAAGGCCTAATAATACAACAGCTTATGGAGCTGGGGATGTTGTGAGTGATTCAACAACAGAACCAACATTATTGGATTTTGGTACATTGCAACATAATGCTGTAGAAATATTTAATGCACAATTGATTATATATCTTGATGCTGCAATATCAGGAATGGATACATGGACACTACATTTATATAGGGCTGCCATTACTGCAAAAAATGACAATTCAGTATGGGATTGCCTTGAAGCAGATAGACCAAATTATATAGGTAATTTTCAATTTGCTGCCTGTACAGATGTTGGTAGTAGTATAATAAGTCAGAAAACGTCAATAAATCAGGTGTTAGATTGTCCAGGTAAAAAACTTTATGGAATTCTAGAAACCGATGGAGCATTTACACCATCAGCTTCTATAGAATTTTTGATAAATCTATTTGTAAAAGGGTGTTAACATGATTGCAATACTAGCAGAAATAAAAAGAATAAATCATATTGCACAATCTAATTCATCAAAAGATGATGATATAAAATTTTTTATGCAGATTTGCGAAGAAGAGATACATACAATTTGTAAAAATGATTTTATAAGAGACAGAGATTTAATTAATGAAAAATACCTTCCATCTACTGATACAATAAGCTTTGAGGCTGATACTTATAAAATATTAGACAGTGACAATAATTTATATGATGCTTTTATATCTGGAAATTCTATTAAGGTATTTGGAAGTTTAGAAAATGATGGAGTATATTATGTTGATACAGTTGCAGAAGATGGAAGTTATTTGACAATAAATTCTGATTATGGAAGTTTGACAGATGAGGATGCAGGGGAAGCAATAAGCATATATAAATTATGGTATCCAAAAGAATTAAAATTTGCTATTGCTGCAATGATTAATTATAAAATGAGTTCTGATTCTACAAAGAAAAATAAAGGCATAGAATCTGAAAAAGTTGATGATTATAATATTAAATATGATAAAAGTAAAGGGAGTTCTAAATATGGTTATCCTAACGAAATAATAGCCATGATGCAAAACTCTAGAAAGTATTATAAATGAGGTGATAATATGGCAGTTGCAACACTAACACCAAAAACGGTTAATTATGAGGGTGTTGAAGCTTATAGCGATACAGCCGATTATACAGCAGCGACAGCAGCGGATGGTTTTCAGTTTGTCAATGATGGGAAAACAATTGTAAATATAATAAATGCAGATGATGGAGAGTTGACAGCAACAGTTGACAATCCACAGCCTTGTGATTTCGGAGGAACAGCTGTACATGATGTTGAGATTGCAATTCCGGCAGCAGATGACTATTTGGTTGGTCCTTTTCCTAAACATCGATTTAATGATGAAAATGGGAAAGTTACAATTAGATTAACAGCAAATAGTGATGTCACGGACATTTCTGCATGTGCTTATAAATTAGAATAAAAGGGAGGTGTAATTATGGGTTCAGCTATTACGCCGAGCGTACCAACAGCTACAGGTACGTGGAGAGGTACAGGAATAGTATACAAAGAATATGGAGAAGGAAGTGCAAGAGAAATTGGAGCAACAAAGGACGAAATAAAGTTTATAGATGATAAAGAATTCCGTTACCCTGAATTCAATGGTATGTATGGACCAATTGAAGGATTGACAGAAATTATAAAAAGTGTACAAACGCTTACATTCGGGCTTCTTACACTTACATGGCAAAACTTTGATGATTGCTTTGTGGGTTTAGCAGTAACAGATGCTGGAGCATATCATCAAATCGTCGGAGATTTGACAATTGCAGCAGGTGACTATCATGAAAATGTCTCTTGGAACGGAGAAAGGCATGATGGTAAATATGGAATAATTATATTATACAATGCTCTTGGTGACGGAAAAATGGAATTACCTATTAAGGATAAGGAAGATGTTGTTGCAAATGTTCAGTATACGGCACATTACGGAACAGCAACACCAACTACACCGCCTTTTGCTATCCGCTTAGAGGATTAATATAAATTAATGGGTATAATAAAGATTATACCCATTAAAAAAATAAGGTGATAAATATGGCTTTAGAAGATTATTTCAGAGACATTACAGTATTAGCACAAATAGAAGGGGATGACCAGCTTGGGGGAAGAATAGAAAATTGGGGAGAAGTCGCAACGGTTCAAGGTGTAATAAATGTAAGATATGCAAACAAGAGTAACCAAGGCGGTAAAAGCGGAGAACTTAGTAATTATAATGGACTTTTTGAAATTACAGATACATCAACAATATATTTGAAACCTGAAAATAGATTAAAGGACACAGATGGTAAAATATATAGGTTAAGCGGAAAACCGAAAGATACATTAAATTTAGGACATCATTATAAATTAGATTTAGAGTATGTAACACATATGAATTAAGGTGATAATATGGCACAATCAGGTATTAGGGTAACTGTTAGAAACAACTTAGGTGTAGTAGAATCTAATCTTAATAGAAATGTAGATAGATGTTTAATTTTGCTTGGTAGATTTCTTGTCTCTCAGGCTAAATTGAGGTGTCCTGTAGATATTGGATATTTACGCGGAAGTATAGGAAGCAAAGTAGAAAGATTTAGGGTATTTAAAAAGAAACTTGTTATATATGCAAGGGCTGAATATGCTGGATATGTCCATGAAGGCACTAGAAGAATGAGGCCTCGAAGGTTTTTATATGATGCTGTAAGAGAAAATATGTCAAGGATACGAAGTTTTATAAGGCAGGAATTAAGGAGAGGTTTTTGATGGGCAGTATGAATATATTATATTGTAGCAAAAGCATAATAAAAGATATAATAAGTAAAACTTTTGAAAGAGTATATAATCAATTGCCTCTCTATAATGTAAATTACCCTTTTGCTGTTTTTGAATCTGAATTAAGGTCAGAACCTCCAGGTGTACAACTCGAAATACTTATTGATTTATGGGATGATTCGCTCGGTTTAATTGAATTTAATCAAAAGGCCGATACCTTAATCAATTCGCTTGACAGGATTAACAACTTAGAAAATAATGGCTCTATACATTTTGCTGGGCAAATAGAAGTTGTTAGAGATGTACCAACGCAGGAGGAAAGTTTAAACAGGATACAAATTATAGGATTATATGATGTTTATAAAAGTAATTAAATTAGTATTAATATTAATATTTTTGAAAGTGAGATATAACAGAATGAATAAAATAAAAATTGATGGTAAAGAATATAGTTATTTTTTAGAAAGAAATCATGTATATTTATTTACAAAAATTTTAGCTAAGTTGGATCTTGATATAGATCCAAAAAATATAAAAAGTTTTAATGATATTATAATGTTTGTAAAAATGATTCAAAATGCATTATTTAATTTTGAAACTACAGATAAGGAGAGTTTAAATTTTATAGCAGCTATATATAAAATAGAACCTGAACATTTAAGAGAAAAAGGATTAATGTTTGAGGTGAAATTATGGGAGAATTTATTCAAAGATGAGGAATTAGTGAGTTTTTTTTCGCGTGTTGTCAAATCTTACATAGACAAGAAGAAAAAACAAATGGCATCGCAGAAGAAAAAGACCTAATACTAAATAGATATAATGACCCGTCATACATTTTTTCCATGCATTTTTTAGAAGTTGGCGAAATTATAAAAGTAGCTAGGAAGAAAATTAATGAAAAAATGATATGGGAAAGGTGGCTTGTTGAGCTACCTTACATGGATGAAAGCAATTTTAAAAGTTTTGAAGATTACAAAAGATTTGTATTAGAACTTGGAAGAATGGCAAATAGAACAGAAGAAGAAAAGAAAGCTGATTTGGAAGAAGCAAGAGCAAAAGCAAAAGAAGCAAGGAGAAGGCTTAATCCGAACAATGATTTACATAAAATTAAGCCAGTTAGTAAAAACAAGAAGGTGAAGAATAATGTTTGAGGCATTCAGAATTGCAGGCTCTATTATATTTGATGCTGGAAATGCTATAACAGGATTAAGAAATTTTAATAATCGTGTTGATGACGCAGCAAGAAAATTAAAAAATATTGGCGGTGTTGTGTCTAATGCTGGTGGGGCGATGTCAAAATTTATTACTCTTCCTATATTAGCCGGAATTGGAGCAGCTATAAAAGGAGCTTCAGATATAAACGAAACAATTTCTAAGACTGAAGTTGTATTTGGAAGCGCAGCAAAAGAGGTATTAAGTTGGTCTGATACTACACTTAAAAGTATTGGCTTAGCAAAAGGCACAGCTCTTGATTATGCTGCCGTAAATGGAGATATGGGAACATCAATGGGATTAAATGCTAAACTTGCAAGAGAAATGTCAATGGATTTAGTTAATCTTACCGGAGATATGGCAAGCTTTAAAAATATGCGTCCTGATGAAATTCACCTTGCTTTAACCGGAGTGTACACAGGAGAAACAGAGAGTTTAAAACGTCTTGGTATAGTAATGCTAGAGTCTAATTTGGCTCAATATGCAAAAACGCAAGGAATTAAAAAAGACATTAAGCAAATGACACAGGCTGAAAAAATACAGCTTAGATATAACTATGTAATGGATTCAGCGAAAAATAGTATAGGCGATTTTCAAAGGACTCAAGATAGTGCAGCTAACCAAATGAGAATATTTACAGAAGGAGTAAAAGAAGGTGCAGCGAAAATAGGAATATTATTTTTACCTTATTTTACAAAGGCTGTAAATATTGTTAATAAACTTTTGGATAGGTTTAGAAATTTACCTGGACCTATACAGAAAATATTTGTAATTCTTGGTATACTGGCCGGTGGAGTTGGTCCAGTAGTTTTAGCGGTTGGAACATTAATTACTTTTATAGGTGGCTTGGTTGCAGCAATAGGAACAATCGGATTGCCTGTAACAATTGCAATTATTGCATTACTTCCAATTATAGGCGTTATTAGCGGTATAGTAACAGCTATTACTGTTTTTACATATAAATTAGGCATTTTTCATAGAGCTTTTTACTTTTTGAAAAATATATTTACAGCAATTTCTTTAGTTATAAAAGGAGACTTTAAAAAATCTCTTGAAATACTTACAGAAAAATTAGGCATGAGCAAAGAAAAAGCTGGTGAATTTATGACTAAAATTTTAGATGCTAAACATGCTATCCAAAAATTTATTGAAATTGCTAAAGATGTAGGAAGTTTAATAAAAGCAATCTTTTCAGCTGATAAACAAAAAGTTATAGATTTATTACGTGAAAAATTTGGATATACAAAAACAGAAGCTAAAGAATTCGCTGACAAAGTCATGGAACTAAAAGAAAAAATAATTGAAACAGCTGGAAAAATTAAAGAAAAATTTATTGAAGCCATAAAAATATTGGCTGTAAAAATAAAAGATGCTTCAAAATGGGTTTACGAGCATAGAAAAGAAATAGCTCAAATTATTGAAAAGTGGGTTAAATTCGCTATAAAGGTTGTTGAATCTGCTAAAACAATTTGGGGAGCTATAAAATGGGTATACAAATTTGTAACAGGTATAAAAGACGGAGTAGGAAAAGTAAAAAAAGCTAGTGAAGACACCACAAAAGTTATAATTGAAGCATTTAAAGCTCTTCCGGGAAAGGCTTTGCAGTGGGGTAAAAATTTAATAAGCAGCTTTATAAGAGGAATAAATAGTAAAATACAAGATGCTAGAAATGCAGTATCTAATATATCAAGTGAAGTTAAAAAATTTCTTGGTTTTTCTTCTCCTACAGAAGAAGGACCCGGAAAAGATGCTGATACCTGGGGACCTAATCTTGTTACAATGTTTTCAGATGACATTATAAACAACAAAGATAAAGTAAGAGCAGCAATGAATAAATTAAGTAGCGAATTATATATGTCAAATGGAATTAACACTAATATAGGAATTAATTCAAAAATAAATAAAAGTAATGCAGGTTTTGGAATGGATAAACAAATAATATTACAAATAAATAATCCGAATGTATGGCAAACTAATGACGCTAAGAAATATATATATCAGCCTTTTGTAAGGTATTTACAACAGATAGGAGCTGGTAGTTTCTAATGGCTCATTATTGTAAAATAGATACCGAAACAGTATTAATAGATGATAACTGGAGAATAGACAACAACATAGAAGTTAGAAGCATATTCACATGTATTGTAACTGATTTACAGGATTTATCCAGCCTAAATTTAGGCAGCATAATACAAATGTATGACCATGACGACAACAAAATTTTTGAAGGGCTGGTAACGTCTATAGAAGATTTTGCACCAGATGGACATGACACTTATCTTAATTATTCTATTGTTGCAAATGATTATTCTAAACTAGCTGATAAAAGATTAGTTGCAAGTGTAGAAACTAGTGAAACAGTTGAAAATATAGTTACAAACACAATAATTCCAATTCTAGCTGAGGAAAATATAAGTGCAGGTACAATAGATTGCGATATATCTATTACAAAGGCAATATTTTCTTATTGCAAATGCAGTGAAGCATTAGACATATTGGCAGATTTAGTTGATGGATATATTTGGTATATAGATATGTCTAAAAAGCTATATTTTATTAACAAAGTAGATAATATTTCAAGTGTAATATTAAATAATAATTTATACCACAGAAATTTTAGAAGGTCAAAGTCTCTTGACACATATAGAAATAATCAATATGTGTGGGGTGGAAAAGCCAGAACTGATACACAAACAGATGAAGTACCAGACCCAACACCTGATGGAGTTATAAAAAAATACTATTCAAGATATCCGTTTGCCGAAGAGCCAACAGTTACAGTAAACGGAGCACCAGTCGCGTCTAGTGATGTTGGAATAAACGGAATTGACACGGGTAAAAAATGGTATTGGACATACGGAAGTAACCTTTTAACTCACGACGATGGTGAAGCTGCATTAAATGCCGGTGGAGGGGATACATTAGAAATAACTTATGTAGGACTCAGAAGCCTACTAATATTAACTAATAATCCCCACGGAATAGATGCAAGAGCACTTATAGAAGGCAATAGCGGTAAATATGAAAATATGTACAAAGAAAGTCAAATAGATGATACTACACAGGCTATAGAATACGGAAACGGATTACTGAAAAAATATGGTGAAATAAAAGATACAGTTACATTTCAAACCGAAACAAGTGGTATAAGTGCAGGGCAATTATTAAAAGTTGAAAAATCTTATTATAATATAGATGATTATTTTTTAGTGAGGTCTGTTGGAATTACGCAGGCATCTCAAACAAAATTGATATATGATGTAGAAGCTTTAGACGGCGCTGCTGTCGGAGGATGGGAACGATATTTCTTAGAGTTAATAAAGAATGCTAAGGATTATAGTATCAATGACACTGATGTATTGATAATAGTTACACAGCAAAATGAAGTAATTACAGATGATGGGCAAACCACTTTTTATTGTTATGATTGTGTATATATGTCTGATGATGTAGTTATGTCTGATGATGTAGTTATGGGTGACTTGACAAAGACGGAGGTTGTAAATGATTAAAGAAAAGTTTATAAGAAAAGGTAAGTTTTTTATTAAAGTTATTAATGCTAAAACAAATAAAATAAAAAACTTTGAAATACATAATATTATTACAGCCACAGCTTTGGCGGAAATGGCAAAGCCTTTAAATGGAGATAGTCCAGACCTTGAAATAAAATATGTTGCTGTTGGTGACGATGACACAGCCGTTACTGGTAATGAAACAACTCTTGTAAATGAAACAGAAAGAAAGGCAGTAGCAACACTTTCTATAGTATCAAATACTATAGTTCAATCTGAATTTGTGCTATTAAAAGCCGAAGCGGTTGGAACTATAGAAGAGGTTGGAATATTTTGCGGAAGTAGTGCAGGAGCAGCTGTAGATAGTGGAACACTATTATCTAGAATTTTATGGAGTTATGATAAATCAGCTGATGAAGAAATACACATAATCAGACAGGATAGTATAGAAAGGGGGTAAATTATGGCTTTTGGAGATTATGACAAACAAACATTCCAATATGGAGTAACGGCATTTAATCCATCAACCTGGCAGCCTGGAGAAAACAAAATAAATGAAATAGATGATGAATTAGCTTATTCATCAAATTATAGATTTGATTCGTTGAAAAGATATTTCTGGATGCGAAATTGCAAAGAAATTCATATGTTTGATGACCAGGATGATTGGGCTGCGATAAATGCAAGTACTTCACTAGGCGAAGCATCTGACCCAGACACAGGAAATGAAGATGTTACTTTTGGGGATAATGATAATAATGCCGGAGATATAGGAATGGATGACACAATAGCATCTATTGACTTAACTAAATTTAACGATGGAGAATCATCAACTACAGCAGATGTTATTTGTTTAAATGTTAGCATTCTTGACTATACTGCATTTACGGCAGGCCTAACTCTAAAAATTGGCGAAGATAATGGAAATTATTATTCCTATACTTTTTCTATGACTGAATCTGGAAGAGTTACATTCCAGGCAAAAAAGAGTGCATTTAGCCAAACTGGTGTACCTGCTGGAGGTTGGGGGGCAATTACATATGTTGCTCTTGAAACAACTACAGCAGCTGACAAACTAGGATTTACGATAACCGGATTATCATTAATGATGTATCGTAATGACCCAGATAATGATGGTTATGGCAACCCATTTCAAATTTATGATGGAAGTGCGTGGAGTAGTTTTTTTGAACAGAATACTGATATGTGGAATCTACATTTTGACCCTAACCTTAATGATTTATGCATACAATTACTAAATGATTCAAATGATACCGATGAATATGATGGACTAAAAGTTAGATCCAATATTATAAATTTTGTTTGGAAAACTATTATGCATTGTCGTTATGATGATTATAGTAGTATAATGACTTGGTATATAGATTCTGATAATTACGCTGCTGCATGGATTGATGATGATGACTTTACACTTTTGATTAATGAAGATGGTACTCCAACGAGTGAAACATTTACTTTGAATACATCCCTTGATTATGGTGAAAGACTTGAAATAACATTAGAAAAAAATTCTGATACATTAAGAGCAATAGTGTCAAAAGGTAACGAAATTATTAAGGTATTAGAATATGAAACAAGTATAAATGCAGTGACACAAGGCGATTTATATTTTGGTTATGATGATGTTGGCTTGTCTCTGATACCTGATTTTATGATATCTAATGTAAATAACATGGATTTGAGCAATTGGGATAAACCCAAAATTACAATCAAAAAATATGATACTTCAAGAGATACAACAATAGCATTGACAGACGACCCTGAATTATATGTTTTTTTACCTCCGAATTCCATGTTTGAAATATTGTTAGTCTTAGCATATTATAATGATGATGCTGATGGCGATATTAATACAGATTGGGAAGAAACTGGCGACATAGAATATGTAACCAAAAAATTTGGATTAGGTATACCAACAAATACTACTGATGCTAGAGATACGAATGTAAAATATGCAGCATATCCAGATGCAACGACTAATGTAAGCTATGGTACAGATGGAGGAACAACTTATCCATCAATATTGCAAGATTTGTTTATAGTAAAAACTGGTGTAAATGGCGGTAAATTAGCATTTAGATGGGGCCAATCTGCATCAAAAGTTACGCCTACAGTTGTAGAAGCAGGAAGCTATATAAAAACAACAAAAATCGAACAATTACAACAGAATTTATAAGGAGTAAGATAGTGAAAGATATAAGTTTTATATTTTTATTCATAGGAGTTTGGATAGGATTCTTTTTTGGAGAAATAGACCCACTGCTAACAGCATTAATGATAATTGTTGTAATGGATTATTTTTCGGGCATAATAAAAGCTGTGATAAACGGAAAATTATCATCAGAAATAGGATACAAAGGAATATTAAAAAAGGTATGCATATTTTTAATTGTTGGCATAGCTAATATTATAGACACTGTATTTATAGGTGATGGAAGTTCTTTTAGAACTGGAACAATATTATTTTATTTAGCCAATGAGGGAATATCTATATTGGAAAACTTCGCAGACATTGGAGTTCCACTGCCAAGTCAATTGACTAATGTTTTGAAGCAGATTAAAAAAGTCGGAAATAAAGAAAATGATACAAATAAAAAATAAATATGTTATAATAATATAAAGCCCTCCTATGTTGGGCTTTGACTATACTATATATCATACAAATTTGAGAATAAATATAATTAATGTATTTTCTTCTTGAAAAATAGAAATTACCAATCCCTATAAAGAGTGTTTTCGCTCTTATTTTTTTGTGCAAATATAAAAATTTGACATTTCAATATAAAAATGTTAAGATATATACAATAATTGTAAATGGAGGGAATAAAAATGAATAATATTGATAATTTAATTGTTGCTATATTTATTATGATAGTAGTTATGATTGTTGGAGGTACATTTTTTGGGGTCTGGTTTGTTGCATTCATGAAACTATTTAGGAATGACATTAAAGAGTCATTAAATTTTATGAATGGAAAATACAAAAACAATGAAATGAAACAAATTTCAGGAAATAATGATGATGGTGATAAGCCATATGATGAAATTGATAAGAGGCATAGATTGAGTAATTTTTTAAAGACAACAACACTTGAAAGAGCAGAAATAAATAAAAAATATTCTGAAACAGAAACAATAAACAGCGGAGAAATTATTGAAAAAATAAACGAAACTGTTGAAGAGCCAGAAGAATTTAAAAAAGTTGATCAAGAATATGGCGAAGAAGAAATTGATTTTATACATGAAAAATTAATTGAAAATGAAAAATTAGGATTAGATGAAAAAAGTATTAAGGAAGAGTTAGAAAGCTTATCTATAGTTAATTTTGATAAGGATGATATACCTTATCAAAGCAAAATTGAACGAAGCATTGAAGAAACAGATTTATCTTGTAGCTTTATTGAAGGTGAAGAAATCACAGAATTGCCTATCATTGAAGATACAGAAATTATTTTTGAAAAGCAGAATGATAACTTATCTTTAGATTTATTTCGGTCTCTTTCTAATGAACAACAATTGAAAGTCGCTAAAACTTTAATTCAAGAAAAATTTAATGCTGAAGATTGCCCAAAAGATTGCAAAGATATTTTAATTTCAAAAAAATTAGAGAAGTATTGTAAAAATGCCTCAATAATTGATTTTGATGATAAAAAAGTGACTGTAAATAAAGATTTCAACACAGGCAAGTATAAGTTTGATTTTGACATATCTACCAATGCTATTGAAGATATTTACAAATGTAATCATGAAAACAATTATAATCAAGGATATCAATTATGAGAGGGCAATTAACTAAAAAAGAAATTATCACAATAATCATATTTATGCTGATAATTACAACAGCTATAATGTTGTCGCTTAAATTTAATTTATCTGATGATAAAGAGATTAAATTAGATAATCTTGAACTGGTTATAGAAAATGGTACTAGGAGAATAACAGGAGAGGTAAAAAATACTTCAGGCAAAGATATAAAGTATATTGAAATAGAATTGCAAATGTTTGATGATGAAGGAATTATACTTACTGACATTTGTAATATTGGAAGTTTGAAACAAGATGAAAAATGGAGGTTTACATTTTACTTGTTTTATTATGATTTTGATTATTGTAATTTGGAGATAAGTAAGATGGAGTTTTGAAATGGATTTTAGTAAGCTTATATCAATATATGAAAATAAAATAAAAACTAAATGCAAAGAAGTTATAAAGTTAAGAAATGAAATATTAATGCTTGAAGAATTACAAAACAAAGGAATAACATCATTAACATTTGATAATAAGTTAACTAAAAGAGAAACAGAGGTATTAATGCATATTAGGTGTGGTTTGAAAAATGATGAAATAGCAAAAATCATGTATGTTCAAACTAATACAATAAAAAAATATGCATCAAATATATATGAGAAAACAGGAAAGAAAAGGTATCAATTGATATCTAATTATTGAATTATGAAAATGAATTTAAAGAAACTTTGATAAATGCAGTTATAAAATAAAAAGGTTGATAAATATTATGAAAACAAGAATTAAAAAATTAATCGCTGAGTATAAAAAAATACTCAGCGAAGCAGAAGGAAATAAGAAATACTTAGAAATTGAACATGCAAGATTAAAAGATAATTTTGATTATGATATAGAACGAAAAAAGATAAAGATTAATACATCAATAACCAGGTTATCTGTTGAAATAAAATATTGCAAGAAAATTATAAAAGAACTGGAGGATATTATAAAGTGAAGTACACAGTCATAGATATAGAAACCACTGGATTATATCCAGAAAAAGGAGCTGAAATAACAGAAATAGCAGGATGCAATGTAATAGATGGTGAAGTATTAACAACATTTTCAAGTACAATTAAAATAACTGGGATAATTACAGAATATATAAGAAATTTAACTGGTATAACAAATGAAATGTGTAAAAATTCTAATGATTTAGATGATGTGTTTATAAAATTTATAGATACTTTAAATATTGATAAAAATACTAATCTTGTCATACATAATTCAGAGTTTGATTATAATTTCATTTTGTATCATGTTAATAGATTTTCAGATAAATTAAATGAATATGTAAATAAATTTAAAAGCTGTAATATTATTTGCAGTTTAGAGCTATCAAGAAAATTGCTTCCTGATGAAAGCCACAAACTAGAAAGCTTGAAAAAGAAATTTGGCATAAATACAAAAAGCCATAGAGCTTTAAATGATGCATTAGCTACAAATAAAATATATCAAAAACTATTAAAACTGGAGAAGAAATAATGATGAAAGATTTATTTGTTTATTTTGATGGAGATGAAACAGAAAGACAATTTCTTGAAAAATGTTATAGACAATGGAGTTTAGCTTGCGAAGCTGAATCGGATACACAGAAATTAATAATTTTAGGAAGTTTATTTGCCGAGATTAGGCATAGGATAAGTGATATTTGTATTTAAAATATAGGAGTTAACAATGAGAATAAGATAGGAGATTTAAAATGAATATGAAAAAAACAAAATTATTTACGCATAATGATGAAGATGGTGTATCATGTGGAATTTTGGGAAAATTGGCATTTAAAGAAATTGATATTGAATATTGTGCATATTCTGAAATCGATGAAAAGATTCAGAATTATTTGAAATCTGATGAAAATACACTTGATACTTTTATTTTCATTACAGATATTTCAGTAAATGAAGAAACAGCAGATTTAATTGATAAATTATATCCTGCTGAATATGCTAAAGAAAAAATATTATTATTTGACCATCATAAAACAGCTTTATGGCTTAATAAGTATGAGTGGGCTTATGTATGTGTTTCTACAAATGATATCAATAAAGAAATATTAGAATCTGGAACAAGTTTATTTTACAAGCATTTAATTGATAATGATTTATTATATAAGAATCATACAAATATATCTATTTTTGTAGACTTGGTAAGGGCTTATGATACATGGGAATGGAGTAAGACAGATAATATTAAAGCTAAAATGCTGAATGATGTTTTTAAAATTATTGGTAAAGATGATTTTGTAAAAGAATATACTGATATTTTACAAAATGGACATCCAAGCGTATTTGATATAAGACCAAATCATCAATATTTATTACAATATTTCAATAAGAAAAATAATGAGTACATTGATTCAAAAATGAAAGAAGTTATTTTTGAGTATGATAAAGATGGAAATAGAGTTGGATATGTATTTTGTGACAATGCAGATTGTACAAGTATGTTAGGAAACAAAATGTGTGAAGAATTTGAAATAGAATTTGCTGCATTAATTTATAGTTCTGGAATAGCATTAAGAAGTATTGGAGATTTTGATGTATCTGAAATTGCAAAGAAAAACGGTGGCGGCGGACATAAAAATGCTGCTGGATATAAATTTGATGTATTGAAAGAATTGGTAGAAACCAAATGAGATGGAGTGAAGAAGATTTAAAAAGTTATCTGGAAAGAATAAATAAGGGTGAATCACAATTTCACCCTTATAAACCAAAGAAAAAATCTAAATACAACAACAAAAAAATAAAAATCGATGGCCATACCTTTGACTCAATAAAAGAGTCTGAATACTATCAAGAATTAAAAATTAGGTTAAAAGCAAATGACATACTAGGTTTTTGCATCCAGCCTAAATTTATTCTTAGCAATAGTATATCATATAGACCAGATTTTATTATCTGGAATACAGATGGAACGACCGAGATTATTGATGTAAAAGGATTTAAGACAGATGTGTATAAAATTAAAAAGAAACTATTTGAAGAAAAATTCAAACTTAAAATAAAGGAAGTGTATTGATGAAACATGAATATAGGAAATTGAAACCTATTAAAATAAATTGTGTTAAAAAGTTAAGACTATGGAACGATTTTACACAGGCTTATGTTATTATAAAAACTCGTATTCCATATAGTGTTATCTCTTCTATAGAAAATAACAAGAGGATTATAAAAAATAAAGAAGAAAAAAAGCTTGCTGCGCTATTTGGGGTAAGCGTAAAGCAACTATACGAGGAGGATAAATAATGTTTGGTATAAAATTATGCCCAAAATGCGGAAAGCCTATGGTAAGTGATGGATATGTTGTTGAAGAAAAGAAAACATTATTCGGTAAAAAGAGAATAAAAAGAAAACAGTGGAGATGTCCCGGTTGTAATCATTATGAAAATGAATAGCAAAAAGAGCCTTAATATGGCTCTTTTTTAGTTTTTTATTTTTATTTTTTTTAATATTATATAAGGATTTTACTCAGCCTTTCGGCTGGCATAATCATTATATATTATTATTTTGAGAAACTCAATTTGTTCAAATCGTATCCATTTTTTTCAATCATGTCGAGATATCTACTTATTGCATCTTCTACAATCATGTTAGGCTTTAACAATGTTTTTTCTTCTATTTCTTTAAGTTTCCGGAGTGTTTCATCCGAAAACGTATATGTTTTTTTAGTTTTCATTTTTTACCTCCAATACTTTCTTATCTATATCATATTTTTTAATAATTTCTTCATGCTCAAATTTATAACAGCCTTCATCACCAACATATGCTATACATTTGTAAGTTATTTCATCATAATAATTATTATTATAATCACTGTTATTTTTATTTTTAATAAGCACAACATATGTTTCATTACTAATTTATTCATAATAATCTCCCTTATATTTTATTTAGAGTAATTAACTCTATAGTGCCTACCTTATAGATAAGCACTAACGGTCAATTAAACTAATTCCATAATTTCATCTTTGTTATTTTGATTTATTGCAACTGATTGAGATAAATCATTTGTAAATATTTTTTCATCTTCTACAAAAGTAATATGTGATTTATACATCTTTCCATAATCAATATCATCATCTACTAATCCAGTGCTTTTTATTGTTAATATTTTATTTCTAAATTTTACTTTGTCTCCTTCTTTGAATTTATAATTATGAGTATTTTTTACAACTTCTTTTTCAGTTTTATTTTCTTTTTTAGTTTCAATTATGCTTTTTAATGGAATCATTTTTGACAAATCTCTTTCTTTGTTTATTATCATAAATCCATAACCATAAACATATTCCAATGTTCCTTCATATCCTTCTAATTCGTAGCATTCGCCAGACATACCATCTTCTTTAAACGCTTTTAATTTTTTTCCATTTTCAAATACCCAACCTATGCTTGGCCCTTCAAATTTAACTTTTTTAAAATCTTCAAATTTAATTTTTTTCATTTCATCACTATACAATGCTTTCAAATTCATTCCGAATTGCACTCTATAGTTTAAATTTGTATATAATTTCATATCCTCCCTAGTAATTTTGTGAGCTTGTACGAATAAATTTGAATTAGTCATTGTATTATCTCCTTTATAATTTAGTAGGTTGTTCTCTCAACCTCTAAATACATTATACCATATATATGTGTATAAAACAATACTAATAAGTATAATGCAATATAACTGTAATATAATTTGACATATGCCGATATTCGATGTATAATATATATATAATAAAAAGGAGTGATATATATGAAATGTAAAGGATGCGGATGCTTAATTAATTATGATGGTTATTGTTCTGCTTGCGAAGCTAAAAAGATACAAAAGAGAAATAAAAAATATAAAGTATTGAAAGATAAAGTTAAATATGGATTATTGGGTAAAAAGAAAAAGGAGAAATAATATGAGAGTAACACATTTTATATTATTGTGCATAGTTGTAATTTTAATACTATTTGCTGCAATGTTTTTAGCTTGGGGAAGGTGATTAAATGAAAAAAGTTAAATTTAATCTGCAAAATTTAGTAATTTTATGGCAGGCTAAGCATAATAAAAATTTAACAATAAAAATGCTAAAAAAAGAGACTGGATTAAGAGATGAAGCCTTGAGAAATTATAGGGATGGGATATATAAGTCCATCCCTAACGGACATCTTGAAAAGCTTATAGAGTTTTTTGGATGTGAATTAAGTGATTTATTAAAATATGAGGAGGAATGATAATGAATGAGCCAACATATATTAAAGAATATATAATTGAATCAGATTCTTCTGATGACAAAAGTCATCAGAAGAAACTAAATCTAGAACAAAAGAAAAAACAAGTATTAAAAGGATATTCAGAGCTTCTTGAGATTAATGATTTCTTTGAGATATGGAAATGTAAATTACCTTACGAAATAAAACTAGTGCTTATTAATACAACAAATAAGCAGAAATATAAAATAATAGAATCAGTTGCTACAATTCCAGATAAGAATGAATATAAAAAGATGGTAGCTACATTTAATACAGCACTTAAAAAAGAGGATATTAATTTTAAGATGGTTAAGGATATGAATAATTATTAGGAGTGATGAAGATGGATAAAGATATGATTGAATTAATAAAATATGGTGAATTATACTTCAAGAAGATAAACAACAAATGGTATGCAAAGAATAAAAGAAAAAAAGTACAGTTAGAAATGACTAATGTTCATATTAAAAAAATATTAGATGAATGCTTGGAAGAAGATTTTGAGAAAGAAGATATAATGCATTTATTATTGATTACAGCTTTAACAATTATTGAGAGAATGATGGATGAAGAAGATGGATAACTTTGCAAGAGTATCAAATAAAAAATTTAAAGAAATAAAAAGTAAATACTCTGCTACTGGATGGTTCAAAGAAATAGATAGAGCTTATGTAAATGGAAAATTTTCAGTTATTGTAAGAACTGTAAAGAATGAGTTTGGATTATGCAAACATGCAGCTATAAGAAATTTAGAATCTACTGAGGTCACATGGTATGAAAAGCAAGAAATAAAAAATAAAATATTTGGTGAATCTGCTGTAGCAATAGAAATATATCCTAAGCAAGATGAGCTTGTTGATGGTGCTAATATGTATCATCTTTGGATATTGCCACTACAATATAATTTGCCTTTTAATTTATATAAGGAGTGATATAGATGGATGATAAACAAAAAGAAAGAATAAAAGAAGGGATAGCAAAATATTTTAAAAGTAATATTGAAAATCAACCTATTCAAGTATTAGAAAATGGTACATTAGAATATTTAGAAGACCCAGCAATAAAAGAAATTGCTAAACAACTTAAAATTGCTAATAAATTGAAGTTACTTGAATTACATTGGAATTATACTATAAGCGACATAGTTGGTTCTGAATTTGAGGATACATATATAAAAATCGAAAAGGAGTTGTATGATTGTGATTAATCAAATATTAAATTATATATTTACAGAAAAATATTCTGACATACATATATATTGGATAATATTAAGCCTAATGTGTGTGCTTGGTATATATGTGTGGAGGATGATGGATTGGAGGAAGATATGGTTACTCAAAAAGTTTTAATTTGTCCTGATTGTAAATTAGAATTAGAAAGATTTTCATATAGTGAAGATGATAAAAATAAAATAGGACAATATAAATGCAACGGATGTTATACATATTTTAGGATTATTAACGAAAGCATGTATAATTGTGGAAAGTATAATATTTTAGATATGGAGTTAAAATTATTATGACAATAAAACAAATATTTAAACAAGATGAGGCGGATTTGATTCTATCTCATTGTAAAAATAAAAATGACAATGAATTATATTTTAATAAAATTATGGTAATGATGCTGAGGAAGCTTAGAAAGAGAAGGAAGTGTAATAATGGATAAAAAAACTGTAGAAATATTTTTTAAGAGAAATATACCTATTAATCCATATGAATTATTTGATAATGCATTATTAATATGGAATCCAAAAAGAAAGAAAATAAAAGATTATAATTTTGACCATGCATTATCGTATGATTGCATAAAAAATTTAGAAGTCGGCAAAGAATATTTAACAATACATTATGATTCAGCAAGTGATGCTAATTTAAATTTACTTAGGCTTAAATTAAAACGAAGCTTAGAAAGGTGATATGCAAGAATGGATAAAAAAATATATACATATAATATTTCTTTTGAAACTGGAAACATAAAAAGAACTGTCATACATGATATTGTTGAAACTGAAAATTATTTAGAAGGTTGGTCAAATATAGAAGATGATGATAAAAAATATTCTGTTGGCGTACATAAAGATGATTTTAATAAATATAAAGTATCAGCATATTCAGTTTATTTTTCTTCATATCAAGATGATATTGATTTTTACAAAATCAAAGAAATATTTGAAAATTATATAGACCAAAAAATAAGCAATATAAAAATTGGATATAATAATTTTTGTAAATTAATTAATATAGAGGAAGCTTAGAAAGAGAAGGAGATTGATGAAATGAGTAAAATAGTGAAAATAGCCTTATTAAGCACAATGATAATATTCAGCTTTGCAGCTTGTATGTCTCTAGCTACTGACTTAAAGGAAGCTGAGCAAATCATAGACAATTATGAACCTGAGCAAAAAATATATACCAATATTGCAGATGATGCACTAGAAATAGTCGAAAAGAATAAGTGTGTTAATATAGAATATTCTATTAATGGCTGGTATAAATTAGGTTATGAAGTATATGACTTAGAAATATTTGATTCTGAATTTGATGGATACAAGGATTATACTTATATTTTTGCAGATGGTTCTAAGATAAGATTAAATGTCAAGGAGATTGACAATATTGTCAATTATGCTGAGGTTGTAAAATGATGATATAATTAACATATTATTATTTCGCTGAAAAGTTTCATAATTTCTCAACTATCCGGTAATTCCGGATAGTTTTATTTTTATAATAAATTACTTGACATATGACGAATTTCGATGCATGATATATATAATAATTTATTATAAAGGAGATTCAATTATGAATATTAAGTTTAAAGAAAACGATAAAGCAAAAGTATTGTCATGCTTATATAATGCATCAAAACAACAAGGTATGGGATTTTTAGATCCTAGAGGACAAAATATGATAAGTGAAGAAGAAGCACAAAAATTATTATCCAATCAAACTTATTTTGATTATGTTTACGGCAGAGTAATTAAGATAGATTTAAAAAGTAATATATTTGACCCGTGGCTATACGATAGAGATAACGGCGAAAATGCGGCATCTTTAGCGTTAACAGGTTCTAATATAATGTATGAAATAATAGAATAATATAGCTAAAATAAGAGCTACCTGGAATCCAGGTAGCTTTATTTAGTTATTATAATTGAAAAACATTATATATACACTCATTTATTATACCATATTTATTTTATTTTACATAGAGTTGGCCCAGTACTAGCAATACCGGGCCGTGGTTTAAAACTTTAATTTACTTTTTTTAATCTATTTTTAATCTAAATAATTATACCATATTTCTTTATATAAAAAAAGTCCCCTAAACCCTAGACAAGAGAACTTTTTATACTAGCTGTTAACCCCAAATTAACAAAGAACTTTTTCTATACAAGGTAAAGCTCCTAAGCAAATTAACCTTGTTTCATAAACGCAAAAAAAATAAAAAGACACAAAACATTTTATTTTTTATAATTATACCACATTTCTCACATACAAAATTCACAAATTTTATTATTATTTTTGGTTATTTTGTATATAAAAATTTATTTGAATATGTTATGAGTATGATATAATAATACTACATTAGTTAATAACTAAATAAGGAGGTTATTATGAAAATTTCAATGTTAGATGTTACCAGATTAAAAAAATTACAAAGAATAGGCAGTTATTCAAAAGGTATATTAATTGATAAAGATATACAGAAAGATATTGATGCTGAATATTTCAATGTTTCTTATGATAAAAAAACTAAAACAATAACAATAACAGCAGAACGTAGAGAAGTTTATGATGCTGATAATTAAGAAAGAGGTATAGTTATGGCTGAAAAAAAATATTTCTGGTTGAAATTACCTGTTGATTTTTTTAAAGATAGAGTGATTAAAAAATTAAGAAGAATAGCAGGTGGAGATACTTACACTATAATTTATCAAAAAATGTTACTGCTGAGTTTAGAAAATGAAGGCAATATATTTTTTGAAGAAATAGAAGAAACTTTTGAAGATGAAATGAGCTTAGAATTAGATGAAAATGTTGAAGACATTCAAATGACAATAATGTTTTTATTAAAAAATGAACTTATGAAAAAAATAGACAATTATACATATTTTATGACTCAAGTACCAGAAATGATAGGGAGTGAGACAGATTCAGCTAGAAGAAAAAGAAAGAGTAGAAAAAATAAAAATGTGACAGATTCACAAAAAAGTGTGACAATGTCACAAGAAAACGAGAATAAGTCACAAGCTGTCACAAAGTGTCCCACAGAGAAAGAGATAGAGAAAGAGTTAGATCTAGAGAAAGAAAAAGATATAAATATAGACAAAAAAAATACAAATGATGATTTTTTATTTTTAGAATGGTTTGAAAGTATTTGGCTTAAATATCCACGTAAAGAAGGTAAAAACAGAATAACAAGAAGTAAAACAAAATTAAAAGAGCTTTATAAAGATAAGGATAATGTTGAAATTGCACTTGAAAATTATAGAAATAAAGTTGCTGGTACTGAGCAAAAATTTATTAAGGCAGGATCTACTTTTTTCAATGGAGATTATAAAGATTATATTGATTACAAAAATAATATAGACGAATTTGCTAATAGTGATAAGAAAAAAACTAAAATAACAACTGTTGATATTGAAACAGGAGAATTTATTGTAAAGGAGATATAGTATGAGCTTTGGGAATTATGAGCTTGAAAATTATATTATCATGGAGATGGTAAGAAATATTGATATCATACCTGATGTGATGGACAAATTAGATCCTGATGATTTATATAATCCTTTGAATCAAAAGTTATACACAATCATTGTTGATAAGTATACAAAAGGTGATAGCATTGATTTATTACAACTCTCAGAACTTGATATTTTTGGCTCTGATGTTGAGGGAATGGAATACATTACTAAAATATCAGACTATCACCTGTATGGTGCTAATTTATCAGATTATATAAATAAAGTCAAAGCTAAGTCTTTTTTAAGAAAACTATATACATCAACTGTGAACATCCAGAAAAAAATACATGAAAGCTCAGTAGATGATAATTGTGATATAAAAAATTTAAAGGCTGAATGTCAAACGATGTTGGATATTGAACTTTTAGAAAATAAAAATAAAAGCTTGAGGGATTTAATAACAAATACTTTAGAACTTATCTCGTCCAGGTGCGAACGTGATAAGTCAAAGTACAAAGACAAATATAAATATGGGTATCCATGGCTTGATTATATGACTGCTGGTGTTCATAAGGGAGAAGTAACAATTCTTGGGGCAACTCCTGGAACTGGTAAAACAGCTTTTGCTTTAAATATTGCAAGCAATTTAATTGCAAAAGATAATCATGTAGTTATTTTTTCAATTGAAATGAGTGAAGAAAACTTAATTGAAAGGATGCTAATAACGATGACAGGTATTGACGGAAAAAAGACAAGGTCAGGTAAGCTTGATGAAATAGATTTTAGAGCATTATTTGAAAGTGCTGGCGATTTACAGGAAACTAACTTAAATATTTATCAGGACAACACAATCGAAGATATTAGATTAAGATGCAGAAAGCTTAAAAATAAAAATGAGCTTGATTATGTAATTATTGACTACCTGCAGCTACTTGATACATCAAAAAAATATGCAAATGAAAACATAAAATATTCAAACATTTCAAGGGATATAAAAATATTAGCAAATGATATGCAGGTTCCTATACTTTTAGTGTCTCAATTAAATCGAGGAGTACATCAAAGAAGTGAAAGAAAACCGCGAAAGTCTGATTTAAGGGATAGTGGAGCAATAGAACAGAATGCGGACAATATATTATTTTTATGGGAGAAAGCTGATGAGAATAATAGCAACTTGAACGAAAAGACAATTATGTTAACAGTTGATAAACAAAGAAATGGACTAGCTGGAGTAGATAAAGAAATGATATTTATTAAAAATAATTTGAAGCTTATTGAAAAGAGATGATGCAATGGTAATTTTTACAATGAGACAATTTTTAAGTTTAACAGATGCTCAAAAATGCAGATTTATAATACTAATACTGAAAGGTAAAGCAAAAATAAAACAAAGTTGATGAAAAGTGAGGTGAGATGATGAAAATAATAGATATAATTGCAAATGAAAAAATGGTTATTAAAAGAATAGACATAGATGGTTGTTCAACTTCTGTTGATATAGAATATGAAATTTATGGGAAGAAAACAAATTATAAAATATACTTTAAAACTATTGATTTAGCAGAATATAAAATAGGAGATATATTGAATTTTAATAAAGAAGAATTTCAAAAACTTTGTGAGAAAGGGAAGCGAGAAAGATGAAAGAATTTAAGCTAAAAATTATATGTGAACTTGAAGTTAATGGCAAAATACATCGAACTCAATTTCAAAATGATGAGATTGATATAAAAGAATTTGAAGACAAATATAAAAGCTTTAAATGGGAAATTTGGAACATGTTAAGAAAAACAGGAACATTAGATTATATGTTTTAGTGAGGAAGGTGAGAAAGACGAAAGTTGATTTTTCTTAATAAAACTATAAAAAAATATAAAGAAATATGTTTTAGAAAGGATGATGAATGATATGGATATCTTGGAAAAAATATCAAGAAAATTAAGTATATTAGATAATAAAAATGAAGCAAGAATGAAAAACATAATACCTAATGAATTTTCTCTTACATTTGATGAAGGCTATTGTGAGGGAGTAACAGATGTTATTTCAGAAATAAGAGCAATTATGAGAAGAGAGGATGATAAGAATGGATTATAAAAAAATACAAGAGTTAAACAATAAGATTCTTTCAAAAATAGGTGAAAAAGTTTTACAGGAATCAAAAAAGAAAACTCCGATATTACCAGAAGAATATAATTATCCTCAGATTAACTTAGGTCAGCCAGTGCATAATTTACTTAGATATGCTTTTGATAAAGCCATGGAAGATATGAAAACTGATATATTTGATAAAGCTTTTAGTGAAAGTAATTGCACAACATCAGCAACAACAACAGAACTAAATGAAGATGCAATAAAAGAAATGATGGAAACTTTGAAAAAAGAAAAAATTAAGCCTGGAATTATAGAAATACTTGTTACTAAATTTGTAAAGGGTGATGATTGCCAGATATTACATGAGAAATATTTATGTATGAATGCTAAAACATATCAGTTAATAAAAGATAAAAAAGTTGAAATTATCAAATCTACACCTTTTGGAATACCTGTTTTTGAAGGTGAAGAAGCCGATGAAAGATATAAGAAATATTTTTGTGAAGGAATAAATAAAATTGGTTTTGATAAATATAGATTATTTAAGCCAAAATAATACCTAGAACAAATAAAGGTAAATTTACTATAGAATTAAATTTAAATTTGCTGTAGGTACAAAAATGAAAGCTTAAATTATATTTTAAATTGATTGGAGGAATGAGAAATGAAATTTGATTCAATGATTGAAAGACATAATAAGCAATTATCAAGTGATTGCGAATGGTGCATAAATAATGGCAAAAATGATATATGCCATGAATGTGTAAATGGTGCAAACTTATATAATGATGATGAAACAAAAGTACAGATTGTAAAAATATATAGATTGGAGGAATGAGAAATGTTAAAAATAATTTATAATATGATTTTGAAAAAAGAAAAGAACTTTCAGAAAGAATGAAAAACATGCTTCAAGAACAAAGAAAACTACGCGAGAAAAAACGCTAGAATTGATTTAAATAATAAATTAATAAAATTATACTATAAAAACTAGAATCGATTTTAGGCATATTTTTGGAAGGAATGGAAGGGGTGATTAAATGAGTAAAAATAATTGGAAATGGACAAATATTGATACAGGTGAAATTATTGAAACTAAAGAAAGACGGTTTAGCAATTGTCCAAAATGCAAAGAATTTTGCTTACATACTAATAGATATAAGAGTTTAGAAGTTATATCTCATAATGATGATATTAACGATATAAGCATTTGCATAAATATGATTTATTGTAGCATTTGTTGTGAATTGTGGATAAGACAAGATTATTAGGAGGAATGAAAAATGTATGCAATTATAAACAAAAAGACTAAAAAGTTTGTTACCGGTACTGATTATAGATATAACCCAAGAAGACAATTTACATCTAGAAATGCAGCGCTAACATGGGGATATGCTTTTGAAGTTGAAACAGAATTTCTAATTCGTGGCTGTGGTGAAGATTATGAAATAGTTGATGTATTAATTGAGATTATTGGCAGAGTTGATAATATTGAAGAAAGAAAAAGAATTGAACAGAAAGACTATTGAAATGTTTTATAAATGTTGGAAGAATAGATAATATAATTTGACATATGCCGATATTCGATGTATAATTATAGTGAGGTGATGAGATGACAACAACTGAATTGATTAAACTATTACAATCAGTAGAAAAAGGCGCAAGTGGAAGAGCTAGAGAAATAAGTATATATTTTTGCAATAAAGAAAGAATATTTACATTAAGCCCAAAGTTTGAAATAAATAGCGCTGGCGATGGTTGTTTGGGTGCTGAATTAACTTTAAATATTATTTGTGTAAATGAAAGTGAGGTAAAAGCTGATGGATAAAATATATTGCGAACTATGTGAAAACTTTGTTAATGATGATGAGATGGATAAAATATATTGCAATGCTGGAGATCATTACGTCTATGAAGAAGAGTTAACAAATGTATATGACGCTTATAATATTTGCAAAGAATGTATGAATAAGATTGAGGAAGAACGCAAAAAGATACCAGTTAAAAACTGATATCTAGTAAAAATTTCTTTAGGAATAAGGTATATACTTTAAGTATTTATTATATATCTTATTCCTAAAAATATCAAGGAGGATGTATTATGAGTATTATGAAAACTTTATACAATTACAACAGTGTTGACTGCGAAAACATCGAAGGGTACGAAATTGAACCGGATTGGTATGCTGATATACAAAAAGTAGAAGCAGCAGAATACGAAAACTTCTTGGTAAATTCAGGATATTACAATAGAATGAGGTGTTTAGATGAGTAACAACTTAGAAATATATGAAAAGTGTAGAGTTGTACCAGATACAGCTTTAAGGACAATTGAAAAAGGTCCACTAACAGGAAAGTCTGATATTAATCCAATGTGGCGTATAAAACAGTTAACTGAATTATTTGGCCCTTGTGGATTTGGATGGTATACAGAAATAATAAAAGAATGGACTGAGCAAGGCGCAAAAGACGAAGTAATGATGTTTGTTAAATTAAAATTATATATTAATTATAATGGCGAATGGTCTCATGGAATCGAAGGAACTGGAGGAAATACACTTATAAACAACTTTACAAATGCAGGGTTAAAGAATAATGATGAAGCTTTAAAAATGGCCGAAACAGACGCTTTGAGTGTCGCATGTAAAAAGCTAGGTATTGGGGCAGATGTATATTGGAATAAAGATAAAACAAAATATACTGAAAATGGAGATTCTGGAAATCAACAAAAAAGCAACAATCTTGAAAAAGAGATAAGAGACAAGCTTATGAATATATTATATTTTGCAGCTAAAAAAGATAAAAATAAAGCTGTTGAATTATTAGAAAAGTATACTTCATTCACTGGGAGAGATGGGAAAGAAGTTCCAGGAATATCTGATATAAATAAACTGAAAGATAAAAGGCTTAATACAACTTATGACAGGGTGCAGAAGGATTATCCTGAATTATATGCACAGGTAAAAGAGTTGTATGAAAATAAGATGAAGGAGAAAAAGGGAGCGTAATGCTCTCTTGGTGATATTATGAGTGTAAAAATTTATGATGGATACAAAACAAATTTGAGCTTAAAAGCAATAAGAACACATTGTTTGAGCTTGAATCAAGAAGTAAGAGAGCTTAAAAAAGTTCAAATAAAAAGACATGTACATGATTCTAAAATTGAAAAAGATTGGGAAGGATATAAAAAAGATATAGACTTTGTAGTAAATGATTTAGGTGTAAATATTGACATAACATTATTTCCAGTAAATGATTATTTTTTAGTAATAATTTATATTGGTAAAATATTTGAAACTTCTAAAATTTTGCTAAAGATAAAAGAAAAATTAAATCTAGTATTTTATGGATATTGGAATAATGTTGATGAAGATGAGACATGCAGTAAAGAAGAATGGGAACAAAGAAAAGAAGATTGGACAGAAGCGTTAGGACTTGACGATGATAATAATAGTGGAAGAGCTTGTAATAATGGATTTACTATTAGTTTATCAACAAATTCAGCTATTGATTATTGAGGTGATATTATGAAAAAAGAAATAAACTTAGTTATGTCAATTGATATAAGTAAAAATGGGAATATAGTTAATCATGATTTTTTAGAATATCAGGAATGGATCCAAACTGATTATATAGATGAGGCTGAAATAGATGATATGTGCCAGAGTATTTTAGCTGATAAAGAAAACTATAACAAAATGATAATTGCAGTATTTAAGGCTGAAAGTGTTGATGCAGGTACTTATTGTGAACCAGATTACGAAACAGTATTTACACTTGTAGATTATTACATTATAGAGGATGACTTGAGTAAGCTGTATGGAAGGGAAATGATATTATGAAAAAAGAAATATTAAGAGCTAAAATCGGATATTTATATTTAAAAATTATACATAATGGAAAAACTGAAATTATATTTGAAACTCAGCAGGATTTAATTGATGAAATAGTTGATTTACTGGAATATAATTTATATCCAGCTACTATAAATGACTTAGTAAATTGCATAACTGAAAATAATTTTAATTTGATTGATGAGGCAAGAATAAATATTGAGCAGGAAGAGCAATGGCACGAAGCGTATAATTATGAACCAAGATGGGATGGGCAAGGATTATGAGGATGCATATAAGCAAAGATATAGCAAGGTTAAAATTGCAAGAATATGATAAGGACACTTTGATAAATTATATTATCGTAAATAGTCCAGTTAATTTTGAAAAGCTGGATGAGATTAATAAAGATTTGAAAGAGCAAAGGGGTGGAGGTGAGAATGTATGGATGGATTAATTATATAAAATAAGTATTAAAGATAATAAATAACTGAAAGGAGATATACGATGATTTTATTTAATAAAATAAAAAATATTTTCAAAAAATGTCCAAGTTGTGGAAGTAAAAGAGTTCACAGAATTGGAAATGGAAGATGGCAGTGTAGTGACTGCGGTTGGACGTTTAGTTGAGATAGCCGAAAGGCTATTTTTTTATTGACAATTATTTTGTAAATGCTATAATGTTAGAAATTAGAAGTTTTGAATTGAATCGCATCCAATTCAAAGCTTCTAAAAGTTAATAGAAATTGTATTTATCGAGGTGCGAATTTGGTAAATACAATTTCTATTTTTTTAGGAGATGATTTTTGTGGAAGGCTTGGTAAAAATAAATAATATTAAGAATATTAAAAAAGCTAAGATAATTACAACATCTGTTAAAATTGCAGAATATTTCAACAGAAGACATGACAATATATTAAGAGCAATAGAAAAATTAGATTGCTCTGAAAGTTTTAAGCTCCTCAATTATGAGGTGACCTATTTTAATGATAAGTCAAATAGAATGACTAAATTATATAATATTACAAAAGATGGGTTTTTATTTTTGGTTATGGGATTTAGAGGAGAAAAAGCTGCAGAAATTAAAGAAGCTTTTATAAATGAATTTAATGAAAAATCTAAATTTATAGAAAATATGATTATAAATTACAATTCCGAAGAATGGAAACAGACAAGAAATGAAAATAAAAAAATAAGGTTAAAAGAAACTGATGAAATTAAAAAGATGATTGAATATGCAAGAGAAAACGGATCAGAAAACGCTGATAATTATTATACTCACTTCTCTAATTTAATTTGGAAAAAATTATTTACAATAGAACCAGGATACGAAAATATAGACAGAAACTTTCTAACTACTGAGCAATTAATAATTGTTTCAAATGCAGAAAACATAATTAGAAAAAGTATAAAAAAAGGCTTAGACAATAAAAGTGAGTATCATGATATTTATAAAAATACCAAAAAAGATATTGAAATATTTGCAAGCCTTATAGATATTACAAAGATTCCTTATTATACGCAGCTGAGCCTAATTTGACATTTATGAAAATTTGACATATAATTTTACAAAAGGCATGGATATTTCAAGAAACGAATTATTTAGTTGGTCCTAAAAAAATAATAATAATAAAGCATTATCAGACGTTCCTTTATAATTTATAGAATATAGCGTTTTTGCGGTTATTTTGTTAATATAGATTTAGTGTTTATTTACATCCAGATAAGAAAAGGTTCCATGCCGCCTTTTCTAATTAAGCAGGTAGAAAAATGAAAATATTAGGCATAGATGAAAAAATGAATAAAAATTACAAGCTTATTAAAGATACATGCAAAGAAAAAGGTATAAGATTATATGAAATAAGTGATAAACTTTACATGACAAGGCAAAATTTTTATGATGCACTCAAAAATGATAGGTTGAAAAAAATTTACGTTGAGAAAATAGAAAGAATACTTGATATAGAACTGGAGAAATAAATGATTGATTTTGGATTAAAAGCAGAATTTGAAAAAGAAGAAAATAAGCATAATAAGAGGATGCTAGATATATCTAAAGATTTTAATATCTTTGTTGAAAAAATGATTAATAAATACCAGATAGCATCTTATGAGTTGCTAGGAATATATAATAGTTTGGCTGCTATAGAATTACAGACTAGAATTAAAAATAGCCTAGAACAGCAGGCTAAATATAACTTAAGCTTGAAAAGAAGCATTAAAAAGAATTAAATTTAAGCTTCCTCTGTAATATTTTGGTGATGACATAATATATTATGGGGGAAGTAATATATACATAATTGGAGATAGAAATGTTAGTAGAAATAAGTTTTAAAAACGGAATAACTGAAACTGTAAGAATTGATGGAATAACTGAACCATTTGAGACTATAAAAAAGTATTATCCAAAAGCTAATAATGACAAAGAATGGGTGTCTTGCAAAACAGAAAATAACGATAATATTTGTTTTGATACTTCTGAAATATCAAGCATTAAAGAAATAAAGAAAAGGTGATTTTATGATAGTATTTGCCGTAGGCGATGGACATGGCGAAAAAACTCAGGGAAAAAGAACACCAGATGGATATAAAGAAAACTTTTTTAATAATGCTGCAAAAATACATACAATTAGAGAAATGAAAAGGCATGGTGTAACTATGCTTGATGCATCACCAGAAAGTGATGATACACCATTATCTGTAAGATGCAGCAGGGTTAACAGAGGTATTAATAATGTAAAGCCTAAAGGGTTTTGTTCTATACATTTTAATGCTTATGGCAACGGTGAAGAATATAACGAAGTGGAAGGTATAGAAACTTTTTCTCATCCAAATGCTCCATCAGAAGGTGGAAAATTATTATCTAGATATTTGCACGATTATCTTATCCAGGGTACTAAACAATTAGACAGAGGAACAAAATACGCCGACTTTTATGTATTAAGAAATACACACTGTCCAGCTGCATTAGTTGAATGTGGATTTATGACAAATAAAAGAGAATCAGAATTGATGCAGGATGCTAAATTTCAACTAGAATGCGGTATTGAAATAGCTAAGGGTGCATTGAAATATATTGGTATCAACTGGAAACCTGAGAGTGATAGAAAAAAATATGATGAAATTTTAAAAGAGGTTTCGGATTATTATAAGGTTTGGCTTAAGTTTATTGATAAGCATGAAGAGGTAAATTTAAAGGGATTAGTTGAAAGATTATATTATGTTTGTGGTGAATAAAATGAATATTATAAAATGGATTAAAAAAATGTTATTTCAAGATGGAATATATTTAGGGTGTATAGTAAATTTATGCAAAAAAAGATGTAATTACAAAGATTGTTTTAATTGTAGTGATGAAAATAAATTTGATATTTTACATGAAAATATTAACATATCTAATAAATAATCACTGGAAGGTGGTTATATGGCAAGAAAAAAAGTAATAGACAAAGATAATCCTTATGGGTTAACAGCAAATCAACAAGAATTTTGTAATCAATATATAAATAAATACAATGCTACTCAAGCATATTTAAATGCTTATGATGTCACATATAATACAGCAAAAAACAACGGTCCGAAATTGCTTGCAAATACTTGCATAAAAAAAGAAATTAAACGCTTGAAAAAAAAGTTAAATAAAGATACATTTGTTGATACTAAGGATTTATTTATAAAATATTTAAAGATTGCATTTTCTGATATTGGTGATTACATAGAATGGGATTATAAAATAGAAAAACATAGGGACATGTTTGGAAATGTTTTAAAAGATGAAAATGGAGAAGACAGAACTTATATAAAAAATTTCGTTAAAGTTAAAAGTAGCTCTAAAGTTGACACGTCATTGGTCCAGGAAGTTAGCAGTGGTAAAGATGGTTTTAAAATAAAATTAGCTGATAAGAAACAGGCGTTTGATTATTTAGAAAAACATTTTAAAGATTTGTCGGGAGAAGAAGGCGAGAAATTTCCATTTACTTTAGAAGAAATAAAAAAAGCGACTGAAATGTATAGGAAGTTAAAAGATGATTAAAAGTAGAGTTTTAATTAATTATGCAAAACTTAGGAATACAGCAATATCAGCAGCAAGAAAAAACTTTTGGAAATTTTGTAAGATTACATCTCCTGAATTTTACAAAGAAGATAGAAAATATCTAAAAAAACTATGCGATACTCTTCAGATGCTTTATGAAGGAAAATTAAAAGTAAATGATGAGGTTACAAATAAATTAATTATCAATATGCCACCACAGACAGGAAAAACACGAACACTAACTAATTTCTGTATGTGGTGTCTTGGTAAGTCAAAGAAAAACAGGATAGTTACTGTATCATACAATGATAATACAGCTTCTGACTTTTCAAAATATACAAGAGATGGAATAATTGAAGAATCAGACGATATTGAAAAAATAAGTTATTCTGAAATATTTGAAGGGATTAAACTTAAAAAAGGGACATCTTCAGCTTTTAAGTGGGCATTAGAAGGAGAGCATTTTAATTATCTTGGAACTGGTATAGGTGGAAGTATAACAAGTAAATCGGGTAACATTAGAATAATAGATGATCCGATAAAAAATTTAGAAGAAGCTGTGAACGAAAATAAACTTGAAAAAATATGGGAATACTACAGAGGTACATTTCTAAGCAGGCAATCAGGAGAACACATTGACATAATTAATCATACTAGGTGGAGTGAAACCGATTTATGTGGACGGGTCCTTGAAAAACAAAAAGGAAAATGGTATGTTTTAAAATTTGAGGCATATGACGAAGAAAAAGACGAAATGTTGTGTTCTGAGCTTCTTTCAAAAAAGGATTATTTAGAATTAAAAAGCATAATGATGCCAGACATATTTTACGCTAACTATCATCAGCAGATTGTATCAACAACAAAATCATTATTTAAAATATTCAAAACTTATAAAACAGTTAAAGGCATACACTTTGAAAGAATTGTAAGTTACACAGATACAGCAGACGAAGGAAATGACTATCATTGTATGATTATTGCAGGATTAAAAGATTTTAGATTATATATATTACACATATACTATAGTCAGGAGAGTATGGAAAAAACAGAAGGTATATGTGCGGCTTTATTAGATGATTATAATACGACAACGGCGTGGATAGAAAGCAATAACGGGGGTCGTGGTTACGCCAGAGCAATAAGAAGAATATTGTTGAATGATTATAAAACAAGTAATCCTGTCGTATACTGGTTTCATCAATCAGAAAACAAGGAAGCTAGAATTATAACAAATTCTAATTATGTCCAGGAATATGTATATTATCCTGAGGACTGGGAATATAGATATCCAGATTATGCAAAGCATATAAAAAAATATATACGAGGCGGTAAAAATCAGAAAGATGATGGAGCTGATTGCGTAACTGGATTGTGTGAAAAAACAATGAAAAGTAAAAAGCCGTTTTTTGGTTAGGAGAAGATTATGGGAAATAAGGATATAGGTAATATAATTGCGACACCATCAAATGATGAACCAATATTAAATTTAAGAGATGGCATGGTTTTGAATGATTGGTTTTTTGTTAGTTTATTTAAAAAATGTAAATATAAAGATTTTGAATCTCAGATACTAAAAATTAGAGAAGAAGATGAGGAGTTTGATTTTGTTCAGGCTAATTATTATTGTTTACGTGAACAAGGTGCAAATGATAAAATGTTGGTACAAGCAAAAAAAGAATTTGCAGAGGAATTAATTGACTCAATCCAGGCGAGATTTACATTGATGTCAAATACATTGACTCATGAAGAGATGATTAATGCTTGGAATGGACATATTGAAAAAATGGAAAAAAGGAAGGAAATAAAACAAGAGGGCTGATATTATGAGTATTACAAATGCAACTTTGTTATACCAAAAACTTAAAGCAGATAGTGAAATTACTACAGAGTCTATTATTAAAAGCTTGATAGAATTTTATATGAAATCTGAGGAAAGACAAAAAAAATTTGATGGAATTAATTATTATGATTCTGAGAACACAGCAATAAAGGAACGAAAAGAAAAAGACTTAATAATTAATCATAAAATTGCATCAGGCTTTTATAAAAAGCTTGTTGACCAAAAAGTTAATTATTGTTGCGGAAATGATATTGTTGTTGAAAATCTTCCAGAAGATGATGATTTGATTGATATAAATGATTTTACTATAGATATGGCAACGGAGGCAAGTATCAAAGGGGTAGAATGGCTGTATCCTTATATTAATGCAGAAAGAGAACTTGATTATAAAGTAATAAACTCTTTAGAATGTATACCTATTTGGGATACTGAGTTTGAGGATACATTACAGACAATGATAAGATTTTACAAGGTTGACATGGTTGAAAACGGGAAAACTTTTACTAGAAATAAAGTAGAATTATATGACAAAGAAAAAGTTACTTATTATATCGAAGATGCTGACCATAATTACATATATGACAATAGTGTAAATAATGAAATTTATTACAATTCTAATCATTATGTCACAATGGGTAATGTTACAGAAATAAAGAATTTTGGATGGGGTCAAGTTCCTTTTATACCTCTATTCAACACAAAAAAAGCTGTATATGATTTGCAAAATGTTAAAGGAGATATAGATTTATACGATATAGTAAAGAGTGATTTTGCAAATGATTTAGAATTTCATCAAACAGCAATTCTTGTTATTATAAACAGAGGAGCACAGGATTTAGATGACTTTAGAGAAAAGCTTAAAAAACATAAAATTATAGAAATAGATAATGAAGAAGCTGAAGGTGGAGGAGCACATTATCTTACACTTGAAATACCTGTCGAAGCTAGAAAAACATTCCTTGAAATAATAAGAAAAGATATATATGAACATGGGTTCGGAGTTGATACAAAACAAGTTGGAGATGGGAATATTACTAATATAGTTATAAAAAGTAGATATGCAGACTTGGATCTAAAAGCTAATAAATTTATAAAGCAGATTAAAGCATTTTTGAAAAGATGGTTTAAGTTTGTAAATATATATAGAAAAATAAAAGGTCAGGCTCAAATTGATGTAAATAATCTTGATTATGTGTTTGATAAAAAGATGATATTCAATGAAACTGAAATGATAGAAAATTTTGTGAACCAAGGTGGAAGAATTAGCAATAAAACATTATTGGCAAATCATACTCAGGTTAACGATGTTGATAAAGAAGAAAAACAGATAGAAAAAGAACAGGCTCAATATGATGAAAGATTTGGTATGAATACAGAAAATGAAAACGATGGTGATGAAGATGAGTAATGAAGAATATAGAATTTTGTATGAAACATTATGTTTTAATTTAGGAATGATAGCAGCTACATTAAATAAATATGATAAAGACTTTAGTAATATATTAGTCAATGTAGTAACTAATGATTCATTATCATTCAATGATGTTTTTGACAGGTTAAATAAAATTGATGATGATAGAAAAGATGAAGAAAAAAGATATATAACTGAAGATGAACTTATTTTAGAAAAAATAGATAAAAATAAATTGAATAAAATTAAAGATTTAGCAAGTAAAATTACTAAAACTTCAGAATTAGAATTTTTAGAAGGTGATGAAGAATGAGTGATTTTATTAAGGAGTTAAAAATTAATGCAATATTAGCAATTATATTAATGTCATTTTGTATTATTGATACATTAATTATTGTTTTCGTTTCTTGGCATACTGGTATTATTCTAGCAATGGTGACATGTATATATATTTGGATATTAAGATTTGTAATATATAAATTAAATAAAACAAATGAAGCTGAAACAATTGATAATTTTGAAGAAGAACAGCAGGAATATACTTGCTTTATTTGTAAAGATAAGTTTATGAGTAGAAGTAAATTTGAAAATAATCATCCATTATGTAATGAAGAATGCGCAAAGAAATATATTGATAATGGATTTACATCACAAGGTAGCATGACTAATTATGGAGATTTAGAAAAGCTTATTGATTGTAAAAGTTTTGTGAGGGAACATAATTTATGATTGATGTAATTATGACTATATGCTGTATAGCAAGTATTATAATTTCTCTAATAGTTATCAAAGATACTAAAAAGCTGGATGATTTAGAGAAGAGAATTTATAAGTTGATGGAGAAAGATTAATGATTGAAAAAAATTTAAATGGAGCAATAATTAAATATATTGTAGGTATGGTTGTAAGATATTGTTATATGGATACTATTTATAGAATAATCAAAGTAAACGAAGATTCGCAAACGGTAGATATTATGAACTTAAACGATGGTTCAATATCATATAACATCCATGTTTCTGATATAATTTAAAATAGAGGATTAGAGTTGATAAAATGACTCAAAATGAAATTAGAAAATTATATGCTTTATTGATAAGTAAGATTAAAAAGCATTTATTAATATTTGATAAATCTAAAGATACAAAATTAAAAGGCATGTATAAGCTTGTTAGAAAGATAGAGAATGAGATTAATAAGTCTTATGACAAAATGACTCCATCTTTATTCAAAAGATTCAAACAAATAGCAAATCAAAAATACTTAAGAACATTGTATAATTCCGAAAAAAAAGGTAAAATAAACATAAGTAAAAGTTTGATTAATAAAGTAGACGAAATTGTCAATAAAATTATCAATAGAAAAGTAGCAGGGAAAACACTTATACAAAGATTAACAAGAAATAGAAATAATATCTTAATTGAAGCTAAAAGAATAGTTAAGCAGAGTGTTAAAAAAGGAGAATCAATTGATAAGATTGCAAAGAAGCTTAGAAATAGGCTTAATGTTGACAAGGATAGAAGTTTATTAATAGCAAGAACCGAAGCACATCGTATACAAGAAGAGGCAACAAACAAAGGATATCAAGGAGCAAGAATAGCAGGAATAAATTTTCGTGTTAGATGGGTTTCAACATTGGATATGAGAACCAGAGATACACACCAGAAACTTGACGGGAAGTATGCAGATAATGAAGGATATTTTTATAGTTCTGGAGGAAAAACAAAATATCCTGGTGGATTTGGTATAGCTAAAGAAGATATCAGGTGTAGATGTACTACAATACAAGTGTTTGAAGAAATACAAGGTACAGATACAAGATATGAGCAGACAACAGGAAAATATATAAATTATAAGACATATGAGGAATGGAGAAATAAATAATATACCCTAGCTGGTTGCATTTAAGGTTAAATTAGAATATTAGAGGTTTTAGTATGCGTACGATATTATAAACTAATATTTAGTAATTTCCGTGTGGGGGTTCAATTCCTTCCAAGGGTGCTAAAATAAAGTATGGTTCAATTATTACGGTTAGCTACCGTATGAATGTATTATATATACTAGTATGTAAGGTTGTGGATATCTCACAACACCATAGTCACGGCGAAAGCTCGGAAGTTCAAGGGTTCGA